AGTATTGGCGGCAATGAATGATGCACCTCCGAGTGTCAACATGATGTAAGTCAAGGGCCAAGCCATATCTGGCAGCGGCTCAGAATCAGACCCATGGGGGCCTTAGATGGCATCGGCTTGGGGGCTATCGTTTGGCAATGCTTGGGGTAACTCTTGGGGCGCTACTCAGATCGTATTATCAGGCGGCGGGAGTGGTAAGAAAAAGCGCGGATGGGCTAACGAGCGTGCACAGTTTGAGCTATCGCACGAGGTCATAAAAGCCAAACAGGTATTCGAGGAAAGCACAGACGAAACCATCCAAGCTATTGTCGAGCAGATAGACGATTACACGCACGAGCGCGAGCAGTTTGAAGCGTTACAGATTGAATTTGCTCTATTACAATCACGTCTATATAATGATTCGTCATATAGTGCAGACTTAAGGCAAGCGGCACTAACGCTACAGGAATTTATACAGGATGAGCAGGATGCAATCGACCTGCTTATGCTGATGGAAGATTTTGACGCGAGATGCGTCATCACGGCAACCACCCAGCCGTTTAAAGTGGTGAGTTAGATGGGGACTTGATCAATGGAAGAAACAGAAACAGAACCGCAGGAAGTTATCGAAGTTGAAACCGAACCAACGGAAGTTGAAGCGGTAGAAACTGTTGACGATGATGTGGTGGTTTCGATTGGTGAGGAAACTCCGCCTCCCGAAGATGAGCAGGCCCGTGCACCTGAATGGGTGCGCGAATTGAGAAAGCAGCACAGGGAACTTCAGAAAAAGAACCGTGAACTGGAAGCGAAGCTATCGACCCCACCCGCTGAGAAAAAGCCAGCGCTAGGCAAGAAGCCAACACTTGAAGAACACGATTATGAAACTGAAAAGTTCGAGCAAGCGTTAGAAGCATGGTATGAGCGCAAGCGTTCACACGATGAAGAAAGCGTCAAGATTGAAGCTGCGGCGAAAGCACAGCAACAAGAATGGCAAGCTAAGTTGGACAACTACAGCAAAGCGAAAGCAGAGCTAAAAGTTAAAGATTACGAAGACGCTGAAGCATACGTGCAAGATGCGTTTGATGTAACCCAACAAGGCGTGATTTTGCAAGGAGCAGAGAACCCCGCGCTGCTTGTGTACGCATTGGGAAAAAACCCAAAACGTGCGCAGGAACTGCAATCTATCAAAGACCCCGTGAAGTTTGCTTTTGCGGTAGCGAAACTGGAGACTCAATTGAAGGTAACGAACCGAAACAAAGCAGCCCCACCTCCTGAGAAACCCGTGAATGGTAATTCTCGAATCTCTGGATCAGTGGATTCCACACTTGAACGACTCAGGGCTGATGCCGAAAAAACAGGTAATTACACCAAAGTGATCGCCTACAAACGGCAAAAGCAATCAACTTAATTTTTAAGGAATTGAAATGGCAAATGCATTTAGCAAAGAAGAGCGCGTAGCTTTTGAAACCCTCTTGGAAGGCTTCCAAGACGCACTGGTACTGTCCAAAGCAGTAGCAACATTCAATACTGACTCCCAAACAATGGAGCGTGCACGGGATACCATCTGGCGACCACAGCCTTACATTGCCCAGTCTTTTGACAGCACTGTAGGCACTTCTATTTCGTCCAACTACGACGACATGGTGCAATTGAGCGTACCCGCCACGCTCGGATTTAGCAAAACCTCCGCATGGAAGTTGAATGCAAAAGAATTGCGCGATGCATTGCAAGAAGGCCGTTTGGGTGATGCTGCCAAGCAAAAACTGGCAAGCGACATTAACTTGGCAGTGATGAACGTGGCCGCAACTCAGGGCACTTTGGTTGTTGCAACCGCTGGCGCTGCTGGTGACTATGACGATGTGGCCTTGTGCGACACCATCATGAATGAGCAGGGCATCCCGAACTACGACCGCTATCTGGCATTGTCTAGCCGTGATTACAACGGTTTGGCAGGCAATTTGGCAGCGTCTACCCGTTCGTTCGGTAATGCCAAGTCTGACAAGGCATATGAGCGCTCTTACGTGGGCATGGTTGCAGGTTTCGAGACTTACAAACTTGACTACGCACAGCGTATCACTGCTAAGGCAGGCTCTGCAACTATCGCAACCAACGGTGCACAGGTTCGCTTCGTTCCCGCTGCCACTACCAACTCGGTAGCAGGCAAGCTGAACGTTGATAACCGCTTCCAACAGGTCACCGTATCGTCTACGACTGGTGTTGTTGCTGGTGATGCGTTTACCGTTGCAGGCATCGAGGCTGTGCACCACATCACCAAGTCGTCTACTGGCCAGCTTAAGACCTTCCGAGTTATCTCGGTGGACTCTGGCACCACTATGACGATCAGCCCTCCAATGATCGGCGCGAACTCTGCTCCTACGGATGCTGAACTGGCATACAAGAACATCAACGTGGCAAGCACATCCGCTACCGCTGCAATCGTGTTCCTGAACAACAACGCCACGAGCATTAACCCATTCTGGCAAAAGGATGCCATCGAGATCCTTCCAGGACGTTATGCTGTACCCGGTGACGCTGGTGTTGCTATCATGCGTGCAGCTACCGACCAAGGTATCGAGCTGGTAATGCAGAAGTTCTACGACATTGACACAATGACAACCAAGTACCGCTTGGATACATTGTTCGGTGTGGTGAACAAGCAGCCAGAAATGTCCGGCGTGTTGCTGTTCAACCAGTAAAGTGAATTAGGAGGGGCTTCGGCCCTTCCTTTTTAACTATGATTTTCCCTACTCACGTTTACCGCTGCCCAGGCTCCTACGTTATGACCAATGGGTTATCGTGGAGTTGTCAGACTGCGAATGACATTACAGAATACGACCAAGCTATCGAAGCCGGATGGTTTGCGACAATTGAACTAGCCACCGCCGCAGCAGGTGAGAGTGCGTATTCTCACAAAAAGATAGCTGAATGGCGAAAGAAGAAGCTATCCAAAAAGAAAATCAAAAAGCAAGCCGTTAAAATAGAAGTGCCTATTGATTCACCCCCAACACGGGCAGAGCTTGAGCAAAAAGCAAATGAACTGAATATCAAGTTCGACGGGCGAACGACTGATAAAAAACTGGCTGAGAAAATCGAAGGATTATTGTGAGCTACACAAAACGGCAGTTTATCAACGCATCACTTGAAGAAATAGGTATTTCGGCCTATGACTTCGATATATCTCCCGAACAGTACGAGAGTGCATTGCGTCGATTAGATTCGATGATGGCCACATGGAACGCTAAAGGCATTCGGGTTGGTTATTCAATCCCTACAAGCCCAGAGAATAGCGACCTTGACCAAGAGACAACCGTCCCAGATTCTGCCAATGAAGCCATCATTACTAACCTAGCGATTAAGCTCGCACCTGGTTATGGCAAGATGGTTAACAACGACACCAAGGCAACGGCTAAAGACGCATTGAACACACTAGCCGCTATTCATGCCATGCCGTTGGAGCTACAACTGCCAGGCTCTATGCCTTCAGGCGCTGGTAACAAGTTCGTAGATATTCCATATCTGTCGCCACCTACCGACCCTCTGTTGGCGGGTAACGACAGCGCTATCGACTTTAACTAAGGTTCACATGACCACGATCAACCAACTATCTAGTTTGGACACACTGAGCAGCGGCGACCAACTGCCCGTATTCTCCACAAGCAACGGCGATGCTCGCAAGTCAAGTATTTCACTTTTGCTGTCATACATCGCGGCAAACTTGGGCAGCGCAGCAGGTACTTCAATCACGCTGACTGATTTTGTAAAGACAACCCCCGTAGCCGTTGCAAGCCTGCCAACAGGTACAGCCGGAACCAGGGCATGCGTAAACAACGCCACACAGACGTTAACCGCTGGTATTGGTGCGGTAGTAGTGGGTGGAGGCGCAAACACCGTCCCAGTGTTCCATGATGGTACTAACTGGCGCATTGGCTAAACAAGGAGAATCAACATGACATTCGGCACACAATTTCGCCCCCGTGTAGGCGGCAATCTGGTAGTAACCCCCGCTGCGGGGTCTGCTAACTCTGCAATCAATAGCCAAGATACGGCTATCCGATTGGCTAACAGTGGGGCCAATATCTGCTACGTGCGAGTGGGTGAGGCTGCGCAAACCGCAACTACCGCAGACCTAGCAGTCCTCCCCAACAGCACTGCAATCATTCAAAAGGCTGACGGGCACGCGAACATTGCTTATATTTCAGCCGCTGGCACTACTTTGAACATTCACACGGGCAGCATCTAAATGCAAGTGCCGATTCTCAATGGGGTCTACACGGATGCGGGGCCGGACTTTCGGACTGCTTATCCTGTAAACCTGATACCTACCCCAGTAGAGAATGGAATCAGTAAGGGATATTTGCGCCCTGCTGATGGCATTGTCTCCCAAGGCACAGGCCCAGGCGTTGACCGTGGAGGCATTAATTGGAACGGCACCTGTTACCGGGTAATGGGTACAAAGCTAGTCAGCGTGGCTAGTAACGGAACTGTGACCACATTGGGCGACGTTGGAGGTTCTGGGTTAGTCGTAATGGATTACTCATTCGACCGCCTAGCCATTGCCTCTAACGATAGTCTGTTCTATTGGAACGGATCAACACTAACGCAAGTTACTGACGTTGACCTAGGCCCAGTAGTTGATTTTTGCTGGGTGGATGGATACTTTTTAACCACTGACGGCGAATTTTTGATTGTCACAGAGTTAAACGACCCTACCTCGGTCAATCCATTGAAATATGGATCATCCGAGAGTGACCCAGACCCTATCAATGCGCTGATTAAACTGCGCAATGAAGTCTACGCATTGAACCGCTACACCATTGAAGTGTTTGACAACGTGGGCGGGGACTTCTTTCCATTCGCTCGCGTATCTGGTGCGCAGATTCAAAAGGGCGCTATTGGTACGCATGGAAGTTGCGTATTCGCTGAAACCATCGCATTCTTGGGTAGCGGTAGAAACGAATCACCAGGCATCTATCTTGGTGCTAACGCAACGGCCACAAAGATCAGCACGTCAGAAGTTGATTTAGTGCTACAACAGTTCACCGAAGTGGAATTGCAAGGCGTAAAGATTGAAGCTCGCACCGACAGGTCACACCAATATCTATACATACACCTTCCTGACAGAACGATGGTGTATGACCTTGCCGCATCGCAAGCGCTTCAAACCAGCGTTTGGTTCACTCTAACCAGTGCGTTAACAGGATTTAGCCAATATCGAGCGCGTAACCTCGTTTGGGCTTATGACAAGTGGCTAGTGGGTGACACATCCAGCGCAGGTGTAGGGTACTTCACCGACACCGTGGGCACTCATTGGGGCGATACGGTTCGTTGGGAGTTTGGCACTTCTATTACTTACAACGCTGGCATGGGTGCTATTTTCAATCAACTTGAACTTGTCGCGCTAACCGGACGTGTAGCACTTGGTGCTAATCCAGTAATCAGCACGTCATATTCAATTGACGGCGTGACATGGAGCCAACCCAAAACCATAAGCGCCGGAAAAATTGGCAACAGGACTAAGCGTTTAGTATGGTTTAAGCAGGGTTCCATGCGTAACTGGCGCATACAGCGTTTTAACGGCACTACCGACGCGCATCTATCATTCGCAAGGCTAGAGGCTCAACTAGAAGCGTTAAGCGTATGAAAACACTTAACCTAACCAGAAATCAGCTAGCCGCTTTTCTAAAAGACCACGAATCTATAAAGCAGTTTGAAAATCTATTTTCCATTGTTGACGACATCGGGCCAAATGGACTTAATGAACTTCAGGCTGAAACTGGTACGGCTATTACGAAGGCAAACCAAGCATTAGATGCACTTGATAATCTAGCTAAGAATCTTGAATATCTCGCACCTGACCCGGTAAACAATCACGTAAAAACTGATTACCTAGACATATCAACTACTGCACCAACTACGGGTGCGGTAGGTCGTATGCGCTGGAACGATACCGACGGGACTATTGACGTTGGATTAAAGGGTGGAAACGTCAATCTCCAATTGGGTCAAGAGCAGTTTATCCGTGTGGTGAACAAAACAGGCGCTGATTTAACCGAGGCTGCTTACCAATGCGTAAGAATCTCAGGCGCTCAGGGGCAACGCCCAAAGGTCGCACTGGCCCAAGCAAATAACGATGCAAACAGTGGCGACACTATCGGGTTAGTAACTGAAAACATTGCAAACAATTTAGAGGGATTCGTCACTACTAGCGGAATAGTTCGAGGGATAAATACTACCGGATCGCTGCAAAGCGAAACATGGGCAGACGGGGATATTCTCTATTTATCCGGCACTACGGCTGGGCAAATTACCAATATAAAACCAAGCGCACCTATTCACTTGGTTATTGTTGGGTATGTAATACATGCTCACATCACGCAAGGTAAGATATTCGTCAAGGTTGATAACGGTTACGAAATTGACGAACTGCACAACGTCAAAATAACACCTACTGTATTGGCTGGTAGTTTGTTGATTTATGACGCTACTGTTGGAGTGTGGAAAAACGCACGTCTTACGGCTGGGTCAAATATTGCCATAACTAATGCAGACGGTTCTATCACGATAGCTACCGGGGCATCTATTACCGCTGATTTGAACAACAACACCGGACGATTGATAGATTCATCGGTATCACTTACAAACGGGGCAGGCGCATCCGTGGCGACTATGACCAATGGCCCTGCTGCAGGTAATCCAACGAAGTGGATTCCAATTGATGATAACGGCACGACCAGATATATACCCGCTTGGTAAAGGATAAAAATGACAGTTACATCTAAAGTATTAGTTGCTGCTAAACAGGCAGAAAACACACAAACCACACAATACACAGCTACCAATTGCAGGGCAGTGATTGACAAAGCCACAGCCACAAACACCACGGCAGGTAATGTTGCGTTATCGGTAAACGTCGTAACGGTGAGCGGATCGGCTGGCGCTAGTAACTTACTGGTAAGCGCACGAGCCATTGCACCGGGCGAAACCTACACACTTCCAGAGATAGTAGGCCATACGCTAGATTCAGGCGGGTTTATTTCTACCATTGCAAGTGCGGCAAGTTCAATCACTTTGCGAATATCTGGCAGAGAAATCACCTAATGTTGTAAAATGTGACCGCTGAGAATATTTGCGACCAGCGGCATCTTGAAAAAAGGATTGTCCAATGGGTTTACTTTCAGCAATTGGCGGCATAGCAGGAACATTCCTAGGCGGTGGGCCATTGGGTGGAATGATTGGATCATCTTTGGGCGGTGCGCTTGAAGGTCAACAATCAGCAGGGCAAGCCGCTAATATTCAATCAACATCCGCACAGGGTGGAATTGATGAGCAGCGCAGGCAGTTCGATGCGATTCAAAAGCTCCTACAACCATATTCACAGGCAGGACAAGGCGCATTAGGCCAACAACAGGCCTTACTCGGTCTATCTGGTGCACCTGCGCAGCAAGGCGCTATATCTGCCCTTCAAAGCTCGCCACAATACACCGCCATGCTGCAACAGGGTGAGAATGCCATGCTGCAAAACGCATCGGCAACTGGTGGGCTACGAGGTGGAAACACCCAAGCTGCATTGGCTCAGTTTCGCCCTGCTTTACTTGCACAAACAATTCAGGATCAATATGCTCGCTTAGGTGGGCTTACAAGCTTGGGCCAAAATGCAGCGGCTGGAGTTGGTAACGCTGGCATGCAAACTGGCGCGAACATTGCCAACTTAATGGGTCAACAAGGCGCTGCTCAAGCTGGTGGCGTATTGGCTCAAAATCAACTCGGCAATGCGGTGCAAGGTGGGTTTGGTCTATTGCAGTCCATGGGCGGATTTGGAAAACAAGGAGGCTCATTCCAAGATGTTGGAGGTGTTGGGTCCGCTGGCAATGCGGCATTGTCCCAGCTCGGAATATTCTAAGGAACACACATGGGACCAATAGATTACACATCGCAGCTAAAAAACCCGTTTCAATCCGCTGTGCAGGGCATGCAACTTGGGGCAGGCATTCAAGGCATTCAATCACAGCAACGCGAAGAAGCGTTCAAAGCGCAGCAACAACAGGCCGCATTACAACAGCAACAAGCTCTGATGCAACAGGCGCAGAATGCTGAATTAGCTCGCCGTAAGTTCTTTGCCAACCCCAACCCAACGATGCGCGATGCTGCTGAATTGGCTTCTTTCATACCTGAGAGCCAAGCAAAGGCCATGCAACCCTATCTAGAGGGTATGAGCAAAGAACAACAGCAAGGCACGCTCAAATTCAACACCGAGGTTTTATCCGCGCTGCAAAATAACCCAACAGTTGCCATTCAGCTATTGAGGAAGCGCGCAGAGGGTGAAAAGAATAGCGGCGATCCAGAAGAAGCTGCACTTTATGAGAGATTGGCAGATTCTGCGGAAAAAGACGGCCCAGCTATGGCTTTTAAGGGTCTGTCTTCTATCGTGTCTGCACTGCCAGGCGCTAAAGAGATGTTTGAAGCAGCCGGAAAGTTTGGCGACGAACAGCGAGCAAAAGAACTCCAACCCTCTAACTTGTTAAAAGCACAGTCCGAAGCCAAAACCAAGGCGGTAGAGTCTGATTTTGCCCAGCGGTTGCAAGAGGCTGGATTAACTGAAAAGAATTGGAACGTCAAAAACCTGCAAAATCAAATAAATGTCCGAGGTGCGCAGCTTGGTTTAGATCGTCAACGCTTGGCAATGGATACTCAAGTCAAAATGGCAGAGCTAAGTTCTAAGCTGAACGACGTACCCGAAAGCGCGCGTAAGTTGATCAACGATGCAGCAGTTACTGCGGGAGCTACCAAGCAACAAGCCGCGCAATACAACGACCTTGCCGGACGTATTAAAGACATTGGATCGGCGTGGGGCATAGCTGGTTCTAGTGCTGAATGGCTGAAAAAAGCAACGGGCGAGCAAGGCGCGGTTAGTGCTTTGCGTCAAGAGTTCACGCGCTTGAAAAACTCAGCGGCGGTTAGCTCACTTCCACCTGGCCCAGCTACTGACAAAGACATTGCGATGGTTATGGAGGGTTTTCCACCTGCAACCGCCAACCCTGCACAGTTATCTAGCTTCTTGCGTGGCATGGCCAAACTCAAAGATATTGAATCATCCGTTGAAGGTGCGAAGGTTGATTGGTTAGCTGGTAATCGTGGATCACTCACACGGGCAAGAGATACGTTTCAGGCTGGTGACTACGCTGTCAAACCAGGTGAGACATTCACAGACTTTTCTAGTCGTGTGGCTAAAGATGTTTCACGCCGATATTCTGGTGAAAATTCAGACCTTGCCAAAATCCCAACTAAGAACAATATTGCACCTGCTAATAACGTTCGATCCGCTGCTGACGCAATTTTGGCAGGAGGTCGATAATGGCAACTGCTGACGAATACGCAGCGTGGATTGTTAAGAACTCGAGCAAGCGTGGCACACCTGAGTTCGACACCGTAGCTCAAGCCTACCAACAGGCCAAAGGCGAGGAAAACAACACGCAATTCGCTCAAACCAACCAGCCCCCACCAACCCAACCCGGATTGATGGATCAAGCCGCTGGACTAGGTGAGGCCGCTCTCACGCTCGGAACTGGTGCTATTGGGGGAACTGTAGGCATGATGGGTGGCGCATTGGGTGGCATCGCGCAATCTATCCTAGGCGGTACTTTCGGCACACGCGAGGCTAACCAACTGGTCGAGCAAGCTGCAACCAAAGGAGCCGCTGCACTTACCTACGTACCAAGGGGGCAAGCTGGCCAAGAGATAGTCCAAGGCGTAGGGCAGGCGTTGCAGTCAATCCCTCCGTTTATCCCTATCGTAGGCCCATTGGGTACAACTCTCGCCCAAGGCGCAAGGCAGGCCGCTTTGCCCGCTATTGCAATGGCAGAGCGTGCCGTCCCAGTGGTTCAAAAAGCAGGCCAGGCAGTAGCCAACATCCCAACCACAGTGCGCGAGGCCGTTGGATTCTCTACCAAGACCGATACACCCAAGCAAAACCTGCGCTCTGCCGTAGGGTCACAGGCTACACCGCTAGAACTGCAAAGGGCAACCGAAGCTGAGATGGCGGGTTTGAAGTTGTCCGAAGGCGAGATGAAGCGAAGCCAAGAGTTATTGACATGGGAAAAAGAAAAAGCCAAAACTCCAGAATATCAGGCTCAGTTTTTAGAGCGTCAACAGGAAAACAACCGCGCTGCATTGTCAAAATTTGAGCAAGTATTAGACGATACAGGCGCAGAGACTGGCGATTTATCAAACACTGGAATCAAGGCGGTAGATACTCTAATGAGTGGCTACAAAGCCGAAAAAGCCAAAACCCGCAGCATGTACGACGCTTTCAGGGCATCCCCCGAGGCTGCAATGGAGGTTGACGTTTCACCTGTTATTGGGTTTATCAATGAACAACCCGTAGGTGTATCTGGTATCACTGGAATCACTGACACAGCACGTCAAAACGCCGTAAGACTTGGCATTGCATCATTGGACGATAAAGGCGGCTTAGTTCCACTTCCTACTACATTAGGAAAGCTAGAGGACTTCCGTCAATCAGTATCAGCGATGGGCGCAGCGTCTCCCAATGACAAGCGCCTTGCATCCATGCTGAAAAGCTCGATAGATACCGCAGGCGACCCCGTAGGAGGGAACATTACCCAAGCCATGCGTGCGCAACGTACTAGACAAGCTCAAAAGTACGAAAACCGCGCTATCGTTTCTAATCTCTTGTTAGAAAAAAAGGGCATGTCTGACGCAAAGGTGCCGATTGAAGATGTATTTCAAAAGACCATCCTTAGCGCACGACCATCTGAGATTCAGCATATCAAGCGGGTATTTAGCACCATTCCAGAGGGTCAACAGGCATGGAAAGAATTACAAGGCGCTACGGTTCGTCACTTAATGGACAGCGCAGAGTCTGGCATTGGCGCTGATAACCTTCCCGTTATATCGGCTGCAAAGTTAGACAAAACAATCAAAGCATTGGACAAAAACGGCAAACTTGATTTAGTGCTTGGTAAAAAATCAGCGGAAGAAGTGCGAAATTTGAACCAGGTTCTAAAATACATCCAAAGTACCCCTCCTCTTACCTCAATCAATAACTCAGGCACAGCCCGAACCGTGATGGCGCTAATGACAGAGGGCGCCATAGCAGGTACGGTTACAGGTATCCCACTCCCTATCGTGCAGGGTGTAAAAATGATTCGCGATCAGATTAAAGACCGCAAGATTAAAGAGCGCATTACCCGCGCATTGAATTACAAACCAGGAACCACTCCATGAGCGCCTTATCTATTCAAGTCCCATATCAAATATTTGCAGACTCTGATGGCACTCCATTGGATAACGGTTATGTTTGGATTGGTACTCCTTACCTTGACCCGCGTACCAACCCGGTAACCGTGTATTTTGATGCTTCTCTAACTCAAGTTGCACCCAACCCACTTAGGACAGTAAACGGCTATGTTTACAACGCAGGATCACCCGCGCAGCTTTATATTGACGGGGTTAACTTCTCGCTTCGCGTAGAAGATAAAAAAAGCGTTTTGGTTTACAGCTTTCCTGCTGGTTCTGGAATCAGCCCTAATGCTAGTGGCGTCGTTTACAACCCCGCTGGCACTGGTGCGGTTGCTACTACGGTGCAGAGTAAGCTGCGTGAAGAAATAAGCGCCGACGACTACGGGGCAATTGGTAACGACAGCGCCGACGACACTCTAAAACTTCAAGCCCTGTTTGACTCCGGCGCAGGCAAGCGCGTCAAACTGCGTTCAGGTGCCGTTTACAAATGCACGGATGGTCTGGTTGTTAAAGGCGACGTAGACGGGGAAGGCGCGACACTGAAGTTTTACGGCACCGCGATCAGCTACCTTGTTAGTCAGTCGGTTGAAGGTAGTTTGCGAAAATTCACCATCGACGGGAGCAACGTCACAAGCTGTCAGAATGGTCTGTTCGTTGACACTGATTTTGTCCAAAAACATACCTGCAATTACGACCTGACGATCAAGAACATCAGCAACTCGAACAACACTCAGGGTTGCAATGGGGCGCTGTTTTACAAGGCCAGCAGTGCATCGGTGAATCTCAATAGCCAGCTTGACATAAAGATAAACGTCACTGGCGTGACCGCAACATCCAACGGCATCATCGGGGATAACGGAGGCGCAGCAACCGGAATCCTTGTCTCCTTTAATGGTGCAGGCTGCGACAGCAACGTGACTATTCGTGATTCAGTGGTTAAAGACGTTTCATCAGGCGGCGCTGACCCGTATGAGGATGCATGCGGCGTTCATGTTGCTCAAAGCGATGGCGCACTCGCAACTGCAAAAGGTGAGTTCATCATTCGCAATGTCAAGGTCTACAACGCCAAAAAGCGCGGATTTAAGGTGCAGGCAGCGCATACGCTGATCGAAGACTGCGTTTGTTACGGACAAGACACGCAGGCAGGATTTGAGACGTATTCACTGAACACGACCTTTAGCAAGTGCAAGCACTTGTTGGGGTCAAACGCATCGTTCACAACGACGTCGGCCAACACACGAATCTACAACTGCTACGCGGAGATAACCGCCGCCGCGCAATGTGTTCGCTTATATCCGGGAAGCAGTGGTGTAGACATTGACGGGCTTGTCGTTTCCTCAACCGCAACCTATCCAAGCCGAGACTATGGGGCTTTGCTGTGTGAGGGCACTTCGTATCCACAAATTCATCGGGTGTCTTTGGGATGCACCACTAACACAGGGTCAGGGATTATTTGCTCTGGAACAAATCAGCCGCGAATCGACAAATTGAGTATTGGTGGCTTTCAGGATGCTGTGTATTTGGCCTATAGCACTGGAGAGTTGTTCGTAAGCAACGCTAACATAAGCGTGACTGGCTCCGGGTTCTACAGGCTTGGAAACACCTCAAACCCAATTCGCATAATAGACTCTGTTATCTCTGCGGATTCGATTGGCTTCTACACCGAGAGTTCGGCTGGCGCAAATAGCTGCACTGTCGATGCAGAAAACGTCAAAGTATTTGCAAACTCGCACGGCGCACTCGTTCCTAGCGGCTGCCGGTTTATCAATTGCGAATTCACATCTGTAAACACGGCGGGTTACGGGTTGCTCAGCGGTAACTCAACCGTAAGGCAGTGCAAGATCACTAAGTATTCTGTGGGCGTTGGATATAGCTATTCGACCACCGCAGAAGTCGCAGACAACGTGACTATCGGCACGACGACTCCATACGAAAAGGTCGGCTATACGGCTTTCGTCGATCAAAACAACAACTCACGCTAAAGGAACCGGCAACGGCACTCAGCAAGGCGATCTCCATGACCAACAAAACAACTTACACCCTATTAGCAACATCGCTAATCATCTTCTGGCCCACCATTGGAGTCATCGTATGTACCCTTTAACCTTCTTTGTAAAAACCCTCCCGCCTAATGTAGGTGGCTGTGCCAATGGTCCTGTAATCCGTATCTTAGAGTCCCACAGAAACGATGAAGGGCTTTACAGGCATGAGCTAGAACACGTCAAACAGTGGTTTAGTCTTGCTGTATTGTCAGTGCCACTTGCCTATGCACTGATTCATTTTGGTCTAGTAGACTTTATCGGCCTTGCAGTGCTACCGTTAGCTTTTCACACCGTACTTTATAAGCTATCCACGGCATATAGACTATGGTGCGAGGTATCGGCTTATAAGGTGCAGGCTTTATACTATCCTGATGACCGTAGGCCCTTGTTCGCGGAGTTCATAGCAGGGTATTACGGTCTCAATATCACAACCAAACAAGCGCTGGACGCGCTCAATCGCAAATGACAGACGCTGCCAAACCTTTCCCCGGCAAAGACCGTAGAAGCGGTACACATGAGCATTTAGTCAATTCAATCATTACCGCTCTCAAGGTTCACTATCAGCCACCGTGCCTCACTGAGGAAGAACAACAGTGGGTTAGGTTGGCTATAGAAGACCAAAAAGACCGCGCAAAGATGCGTAAAGCTATTATTGAAAAGTCGCTCGCTGGTTTAGTCTGGTCAGGTTTGGTAGGGCTTGGAATCATCATTCTCGATTACATGAAAGCGCATGGTTTCAAATGAAGCTTTCCCCGCACTTCACCATTCAAGAGTTCACCCAGTCCCAAACGGCGGGGCGGCTGGGTATCAATAACGACCTGCCATTAGAGTTGTATGACACTGCGAAAAGAACCTCCGAAGGGCTTGAAAAAGTACGACTGCGCCTTCGCAGCAATCCAATTCACATTAGCAGCGGTTATCGTTGTTTGGCTCTTAATGCTGCTGTAGGGTCAGAAAACACCAGCCAGCATGTCAAGGCCGAAGCGGTCGACTTCACTTGCCCTACGTTCGGAAGTGTCAATCAAGTGATTGAGGCGATTATTGATAGTGATATAAGTTTTTCGCAGTGCATCGCGGAGTTTGTTGGCCCTGACGGTTCGGGCGGGTGGTGCCACATTAGCTTTGACGGCTCAAACAAACGCCAGGCGCTTATTATTGATAAGACTGGCACACGCCCATGGGTGAAAAAATGAACGATGCATTAGGCTTTATTAAATCCGCACTCCCCACGATATTCGCGGCATTGGGCGGCCCCTTAGCTGGCGTGGCCGTTTCTGCCATCGGTAGTATTTTGGGTGTCAACGACGCTACACAGGACAAGATAGCGCAGGCCATTCAATCCGGCCAGATCACACCCGAGCAGATTGGCAAGTTAAAAGAATTGGAACTCCAATACCAAAATGAGGAAAAAGAGCGCGGTTTCAAATACGCAGAGCTTGCTTTCAAAGAAAATGAGTTAGTAGGCAAAGACCGTGACTCTGCCCGTCAAATGCAGATAGCTACTCACAGCAAGATGCCAGCTATCTTGACAATCATGGTGACAATTGGTTTCTTTGGTGTGCTTATCGGCCTGCTGATGATGCCAGAATTAAAGGCTAATGAGATTGTGCTAGTAATGGTTGGTCAGCTATCAGCCGTTTGGGGCGCGTGTGTGGCGTTCTACGTTTCTACGACTTATTCAAGTGCAAACAAGAATCAACTACTGGCAAACAGTACGCCTACCAAGTGAAAGCCAGCGCGTAAACATAGTTCAGAGGCGCTGGGCGTATTAGTCGAAAAAAGCAGTCATAGTTATCGGTGCTACATCACGTAAAACTTCTAGCACCTCTTGGGCAATCAGTCGGTGCTCTTTTTGTGTGCTTTCGTCAATCCTAACCTGGATGTAATGTGTCCACGACCGAAGCGAGCCGGACATATACAGGCGTGATGGCGTCAACCCTTCCGGGAGTAGTGCGCGGGCTTGTTCCTTTGCAATGCCTTTGCTTAATGCCAATTGGTACAGGCCTTCTACCTTTTCTACAACTTCGGACTGCGCCTGCAACCACCATTCATTCAAGTCAGCGTCATTAGACGGCAGTGAGTTTTGGCGGTTTTTAGTGTCCTGCAATCGGCATTCGCGCTGTTTTGCATCACCCAGCACACTGACGTCCGAATACCTTTGAGACAATTCGGAAAATGAGAAACTGCGATGCCTAAGCATTTGCCTGGCAATATCTCTGGTTGTGTTGATTTCAAGCGTAGCAAAGGCATGCTCGAACACACTCCAATGGCCGTTAGTTCCACAGTAGCGCAGTAACTTACTCACATCCGGGTTATCCTGGTTTGCGGGTGAGCTTACCCTGGCCACGTACCCAAGCATTTTGTCAGCATCCGGCGTTGCTGATATTAGTTTGACATTCATAATTTTTTTCTTTGTGTTACGGCTTCGCGCGGAATGAATCCCTCGATTACTTCTTCCTTAGTTGTGAAAATTTCTTTGCAATCAAAGCACTTGCGTATCCTGTAAATAACGTCAGCACAGGCGCGAGTTTCCTGAACGTATATTTTCCCGCCACAGTTGCAGCGGAATCGCATAGAGTTGCCAGGCGATTCGGTGTTAGTGCTCACTTTAATACCTCAGCGCTCAACACTTCGATAGTCTTGTCCAAGTCCTCAAGCAGGTACTTAGGCAAGCTGTGATTGTTTGCAAAGCTCCATGCCTCTAGTGCGCTGAGTAGTTTTATCGTGTCCAAAATTTCTGATTTCGTCATTTTGCACCATTCAAAGTATCGGCAATCTGCCCGTATGCCCAATTGCTAACTTCCTGAATTTCTCGCAGTGCAACCCGAAGCGCTGCATTTTCCCGCGCCATATCTAACTCACGCTTTGAGTCTAAAGCTCGCATGATGTGAATCAATGCGAGTTCTTCCTGCGCTGCAAGTGCGCTGCGCTTCCATTGTTGGAGTGTGGGTTCCCTTTTCATTTATCACCTTCTAGGTTCATTGCCGATAACGCATGCTGCAAACTTGGAACGATTGCATCGAAAGTAGTGCGATCAAAGCAGCTTTTCAGCTCAATCGTTGCGCCGCCTTCATCAAACATTGATACCCGCGCTACAAACTCGTGCGTTTCGTCATCGTGTATTTCGAATACGGTTGGGGTTGCGGTGTAGGTCAATTTTCACTTCGGATATTGTGGGCGCGCTCAATTGCTTCTTTGTAGGTGTACGCAACTAGCCTGCCCGTGTTGTTGGCAGTGTCTACTGCATTCAGCCAAAGCTCCCAAGCTAGTGAATCTTGTAGCGGCTCCCGTACTGGCTGCGCTGTCTGAGCCTTATTGTTTAATCGTTCAAACTCCACGCAAATACGCTCTGACAGTTGCTTTGGTGTTGCTCCGTTGAAGCCACCAACGCCGATATAGGCGGAAACATCTTGAAGCAAGCTTTCAGCGTCTTCCATAGCCACAGGCTCCCGTACTTGCTGCGCTATCCGTGGGGCAGCGTATAGAGCAACCATTGAAGCAACATCTATACCGATAAACTTAGCGCGTTCTGCTGTGTAGCAAAGTCCCATAGCATCAAGGTAGTGCGTTGGTTCTATTGGCTGTGCTTTGGTACCCTCACAAATGAGGGAGGCATCCTTTGCAAGTGCCTCAGTCAGTGCGGTGCGGAGTGCTTCTTCCGATACTCTTGCGTAGCTTGCTGATTTTGCGTAGCGCAGCTTGTAGGCCAGCGCCATTAGTGTGTCTACTGTGTGTTTCATGCCAAATCCCCTGCAGTGATCTTCAGTTCTTGGACGTTAAGCACTTTCCAGTACCCCATTACCACATGCTTCTTTGCCCATGTTTTGATAAGGTCTGCGAGTTCTTCTCTAGCGGCATCATCGATATCAGTAAAGCAGTTGTCATAGATCTCGCCAATTTCCTCATAGGCGCGTTCGTCGCACATTTCCAGAAAGCTATCCACGTCAATGCAATCTTCATGACTTAGCTCAACCTTCTCGCCTTTCCAGTAGGTAGCGCCAATCTTGTCCTCGGTTTCTCCATCAAGATACTCAATTATGTCGCCCATAGATTCGAACTGGAAGTTTTCTTCATTGGTGCTGTAGCAGTATTCGGTCATACCACCCCCTTTTGTGGTGAAGGTAGCGCCATCCAGTGGGTTGCATTTACTTCAAGTCCTAGTTTGGCTTCACCGTAATGTGACCAGAATTTATGCATCTTGTTGTAAAACACAATTAAAACAGGGAAACTACTTTGCCTACCAAAGCCGACTACGATTGTTGATCCATCCTTCGGCGCAGTAGAAATAGGTTGCCATCCTTGCTCTGCTTGCTGCGCTAGTTCGGCGCGGAGTGCTGCTTGCATTTGTTTTGCTGGGGTGTCTTGGTCATCCTCGCCTGCGACTGATGCATAGTATCCAAGAGTGTCAATTGCCTGCTCAATTACCTCTCGTGGCAGTGTGATGGTATTAGTCATTTTGCTATTCCTAGTTGTTGGTGCGCATAGTGTAATCTATTTTTAACGGCAATGTAAAAGATTTACAAAATAAAAGCACCGATTGTGCGCCCCACCAGGAACCCCAGCGGAAATCGGTGCGGAAAACTAGCTAGTGATCAGAAGGGCGCGTCTGTAAAATCCTCAAACCCGCTGCCTTGGTTACGCGCTGGCGCAGTGCGTTGCGGCTGGCTTTGTGGCCGTGGCGCTGATTCTTCCTTGCGCCCGCCTTGTAGGGCGACGTTACCAACACGGATTTCCATCGATTTGCGTTTATTGCCCTCTTTGTCTGTATATTCGCGCTCTGTAACTTCGCCGCTTACGGTTACGCTTGCGCCTTTTTTAAGCCACACGGAAAGGCTCTCGGCACGTTTGCCAAAAAGCTGGCATCGCCAAAAAATCGCGCCTTTGTCTTTGCCCATGTTGTCAGCAAGGCTAAAGTTGGAGACTAGGTCTCCGTTTGGCAGTGAGCGGATCTCTGCGTCACTTGAAATATTTCCGGCTATGGTAATGGAATTCAATTTATTCTCCTTGGTTGACTGAATGTGTTGCTTGAAATTCTTGAATGACCTGCGCGAAATACTCGCGTGCATGGCCGACCTTCTCGATCATGCGCTGTTCTTTTTCCATATCTCGTGTAATAAGCCAGCTTGTTAGGCGATGGTGTTCTGGGATATGCCAGAATTTATGCATCTCGATTGGCTCATATCCTATGAGGTGCTCTGGCGTGTCCACTAACACATAGTCAACAGACCACTCACTCGCCTGCCAAAGTAGCATATACGCACGCATCTGCCACTCATAACCGACTTCTTCGCAATCTACTGGAAGTATTGGGAATGTAGCGGCGCTCCAGCTACATTTGATGTCGTATCCACGGTTGGTAGTTTTACAAAATAAATCACATTCGCCCGTAATGCCATGCTTTGTCCTGCGCTCAGTGTTTTTCGTCAACCAGGTGCCTCGCACGTTATTCAATAACTGGATTGCAGTTTCTTCGCAGGCAATTCCTTTACTCATAGGCTTGCTTGATACGTGAAAATCAATACCCAGTATTTCCTGGGCCGCTAACTCACGAATGTACGTTCTGGCGCCCACCGACAACGGGCCAGCACTTTTAGTCTTTGGCTCTGTCATCAATCGTGCAATGCTAGAAGCTCGAAAGTTTATTTCCGTCATTGCAGCGTGGCTTTCTTATCTTTTACCGCAGCCGCCAGCGCATCATAAGCAGCACGATCGTTTGCAGCCTTCGCCTGGGCGCTGCGTGCTTTCCACACTAGCTCAAGTTGTTTCACGTCCTGTGCGGCTTCGACTGCGTCCAATGCTGCTAATAGGTCGAATGGCTCAATCTTCACTTCATAAGTGTGCGCGTCTGCATCGTTATCAGCTTCGGTTGGAATGCTGAATGCTTGAAAGCAAGCGTATTTATAAGCCGCTGACATTGCTTTGTTAGTTGCCTTGTCGCCACTATCCATAGCCTCGCCAAACGTCTTGACGGTGTGTTTTGAGCCATCCTCTGCGCATACAAAATCGAACTCAGCTTCTACCACTACATAGAACAAAGCCCCACCCTTTTGGGAGATACGTTCTGTAATTGTGCGATTCAACACGCGAGGAAGGATGCACAGGCCATGGCGGGAAAGCATCGGCGCGATGGTGTTGTATACGTCGTCAATTCCACGGAATTTATACCCAGAGCCTTGCGTATTGGTGCGGTCTTTTGTAATGCCGTTTTTTGACAGCTCGGACTGCACTGCATTGATTGATTTATAAACGCTCATTTTTTACCTTAGTTATTGATTACGACATCCTGCGCATGGTTTCCACAGCCCGCACGATTGACCGCCATGGAGTGTGACCGTGGTGGCGATACATTGCATACAGTCTGAAACAAACTATCATTTGTCACCCCCAATGCCGTTCTTTACAGGTTCTATTGCATCTGTCCCAAGCGTTGCGGTTCGTGTGTTGCGATAGTGTGCGTAGTCATCGGCTTCGTCTTGCGACACGAATACGGCTACCTTGTGAGCCAATACCGCATCACGCAATGTGCAACGCATTACACCCTCAAATACATCGCGCCACACTACATAACCAAGCTCCGAAATATGCTCAACTCGGTGAGGCCATCTGATGCTCAGAGGATCTCGTACTGGCTGCGCAACCATATCGTTGACGCTAACAATATGGTCTAGTGCCTCAGTCAGTGCGGTGCGGAGTGCTCTGTCTGCTTCAACCGCCCCGTCTACGTCCCAGTCACTGCTGCGAGCATCCCTTAACTTGTAAGCCAGCTTCATGATGTTGTCGATTGTGGTCATATCACCCCCGACAACAAAGCCACAGTTCCCAGCACTGCAATGCAGATAATGATCAAGTCGCTAATGCGGAATGGTGGCGTTTGGTCAACTGGGTTGCCTAAGTGGTCGAAGTTGGCCTTGTATGAGTTAGGGCAATCACGCCCTTGATTGCAATTTTTTTCCACACAGCACTTTGTTTGTTTCATTTTGCTTTTCCTAGTTAGTTGATTGACTGGGGCCGGAGCCCCTTGGTTTACGCTTGCAACGCCGTCCATTTTTGGATTTGTTTTTGAGCGCATTCGATAGCCCATTTTTGATTTTCAATGTCACGCACAAACCGCGCAGGAATAACTAAGCTCTGAACCGCCTCAATGTGCTTAGTCAAAATAGATGGCACGTCCATTGACTTAAATTCGCTCTTGGTTGCGCCTGACAGATCATTGCGGCTCCAGTTGCATGATTCGATAGTTTTACGGATTGTTGCGATGGTCATTTTGCTATTCCTAGTTAGTTGGCTTTTGGTGTCCACAATGCTGCATGCGCTTCAAACATCCGCACTGCCATTGCATATTCTTTTCCATGATCAGTATCTCCGTGAGTTGTAATACAAGCCGCTGCAAACTCATCAAGAGTTCCATTGAAGCATCCAGCTTTAACGAATGAACCTTTGTCTGTAATCCACAATTGTGCATAGTCGCAGCGTGAACCGATTGGGCCAATTGAAAAATATGGTCGTAAGCCAATAGCTTTTCCATAGCTCAGGTCGGCAGAGCGCAGTTCGGCAGAGCGCAGGTCGGCAGAGCGCAGGTTGGCAAAGCTCAGGTTGGCAAAGCTCAGGTTGGCATAGCGCAGGTCGGCAGAGCGCAGGTTGGCAGAGCGCAGGTCGGCAGAGCGCAGATCGGCATAGCTCAGGTCGGCATAGCTCAGGTCGGCAGAGCTCAGGTCGGCAGAGCTCAGGTCGGCAGAGCGCAGGTTGGCATAGCTCAGATCGGCATAGCTCAGGTCGGCAGAGCTAGCCGTTGCCTTCTCAAGCATCTGGCGCGTAGTCATACCAGATTCGCCTTCAAACAAGACTGCGCCTGTGTAACGGTGTTTTATTGTTGGGTTTGTCATTTTGCTATTCCTAGTTTGTTTGTTGTGATGTAGTTATTGTAATCTATTTTTAACGACAATGTAAAAGATTTACAAATATTTTATTAGGGCAAACCCTATGTTTCAATCTTTCACACGCACCAGGTTGCCAAAATCGTCAATCACGGCAAAGCTCACGCCATGATCACAAAACCCGGTATGGTCGCACACACTCCACCCGCTTGGCTTTGTTGTGGACCGCCACCAAGAGAATGCGCCGGAATACCCGCCCGTATCGTGGCAGTAACCTATGCTGCGCGGGATGAACCACATGGATTGCCCTCCAATTCAGCATCACGCTTTAGTTGGTAGTGCATATCCGCATCGGCGTGTTTCGCTTCCTGCCTCGCCACATAGGCATGGTCAATACAGTGTTCTTCTATTCGCTTAAGAAGCATTGCATCAAGCAACTCCATTACATCGAAGCCGTTGGCATAGACTCCAGTAAGTTCATTGAATCCATCATCGTCAGCATCGTAAAAGATTACAAGCTCTTTGCCGTCGTCGGTTATAAACGTAGTCTCTGTGCCGGTGCATACTGGCTTGAACTGGGCGAGTTCTTTACACAAAGATTGCACCTCAGCTTCCAGTGCGCCAACGTGAAAAGACAAGCGGCCAATTGGGTCACTGTCGTGCTTTGCAGCAGCGTTTGCAGCGCGGTTGATTATGGTTTGTGATTTCATTTGATTTCCTTTGGTGCTGCTGGAATAGCCATCCAGTGGGTTGCTACGGAATCATCATCCTCGCCATCCAATTCCGCCCACTCCCATCCGAAGGCCTGACTGTATGAGCCAGTTGTAACGAATTTACCTCTGGCAACTAAGACCATTTGGTGCGGTTGCGGGAGCCCATCATTAAGTGAAACCCAGCCTTGCTCTGCTTGCTGCGCTGGTTTAGAAAGTTCACGATCCACCTCAACACTCCAGCAAATCAAACTATTCAGCTTTTCTTTTGCCGTTCCGTAGTCATCACCAATATTGGCGACTCCAATATGCGCACCCACCATCGCCTCGTCTATTGCTCGAATCCAGCATTCACCAGTTGGTGCTTCTTTCATTCCATCATTGAACCCGCGCATGTAGCCGTCGCTTTCTTGCCGTGCGTGCTGCGCTAGTTCGGCGCGGAGTGCTGCGCGGAGTGCTGCGCGTTTGTTTATAACCTCCATTTGTGCGCACATTTTTGTGTAAAAACCTCCACTACTGAAACGGGCGCTTATTTGCTTTTCATCGGCGTATTCATCTGCCAGAGCCATGATGTTGTCGATTGTGTCCAATTTGCTATTCCTAGTTTGTTGCGGTGCATGTAGTGTAATCCAAATTTAATGCCAATGTAAAAGATTTGCATAAAAAAAGTAAAATATTTTTATTGCATCGGCGGTTGTACTGTTAAAAATCTCTTACAATGCTGGCATCACAACCAACCATTGAAAGTTACCAATGCGTAAACAAGAAGCTATCGACATGCTAGGCGGCACAGCCAAAAAAGTGGCTGAGGCTATGGGGTACAAAGTCCCGCAAAGCGTGTACCTATGGCCCGACCCACTATCCCAAAGCGTAGCCGACAAAGTGCGCGGCGCTGCCCTACGCTTGAAGGAAAGTAAGAAAGCGAAAAAGCCCACAGCCGTACTTCCTGAATAACATGGAATACTGGCCCAACGGCGTACCAAAAAGCTGCAATAACGCCTTCAGCATACCAACCCACCGCGCACCTGCTAAATACGTCAAGCCTGCTAACCGACTGCGGCTAACCACTGCACAGGAAGCGGCTATCAGCTTTATGACGAAAGCAGAGGCGAAGGCATACCGCGAACAATTGAAAGCAAAGCAACAATGAAAACAAACCCAATTGAACAAGCAATTGACCACCTAGTTAAATCAGGATGGACAAAAGACGAGGCAAAAAATCTACTTGGAGCAATTCATGACAAAGATGGAAAACGTCTATTTCATGAAGTTGCCCCAAAGTGGGTAGATCATTGCGCAGATTCAATGAGTTACGTCAAGAATATGCTTGGCCTTGTTGCAAATGGCTTAATTTCCGTATCGCTTCACGAAGATGGCGAATGGAAGTTCAAACTTAATGACAAAGGCATTGAAGCAGGAAAGCAACTATGAAACTCAACGAAACCAAGCGCAAGATGCTGATTGCAATCGCACAGTCACCGCGCCGAATCACTTACTTTACCAGCGGCCACTATTCAGGCGTGAGTTTGAGCGAGGAAGCCGTAACCAACCGACTGGCCGAACTGGTGGAAGCCGGTTTCCTTTACGAAGCGGAGAGCTGCTGGCACATCACGATACTGGGCCGCCAGAAACTTGACCAGAAAGACACGGCAACACCTAGGGTGGTGGTGCATAAGGCTGGCCACTACCGCACTGGTGACGGAGATCCATTTTTTTCTGTACCGCGGCCAGGAAGCAATCACTCTCACCTAAAGTCACGGGGGAATTTATGCTAAATGAGCCACTAGCCCTCACCAACATTGCGTAAGCAGCTATCAATTTAGTAGCGTATTAGGGTTTTCCTTAGAATAAATTTTACAAAGTTTATGCGTTGGTGTGTAATTTGAATTACAATCAATCACACGCTAACAAAGGAAACCATGAAACCTACACCACCCAGCCCGTTTAACTGGCAAACCCAACCCACCACGATCAAGCTCGGCCGAACCAAAAGCAAACGCCAGATTGTGATTGACGCTACTAGGGTAAACCCAGAGCAATACACCTGCACAACGAATCAAACTAACTCACAGAGAGCGCCGCGATGAATACGTTAAATGCCTTTTTTTGGAGGGAACAGAGAGCAATTGAACAACCTAAACCAATTTCACCACAGCTTGCGTACTTTCACCGCAAGATTGCGCTTGGTACTCATCCGAGACAACTACGCAAGCAAGGCATCAAAGTATTGAGTCAATCCGAAGCAGTCGCTTTGTCTAACAAGGTAAGAGCAGCAAAGCAAAAAACCGCAATCAGCGCAAACTGATAACGGCTTTTCTATCACAACTAAAGAAGGGTTAGTAATGAGTGAGAATATTTTAATTGATGCCAATTCTCTTGGCTATGACGAATTTATTGGAAACAAACGCACAAAGTCTGACTGGTTTGGGTTCAATCCTGAAAACCTCAATCAATTTTTGTTTGACTTTCAAAAAGACATCGTTACATGGGCATGCAAAAAAGGGCGTGCGGCCATCTTCGCTGACACTGGACTTGGCAAAACTGCAATGCAAACAGCTTGGGCGCAACAAGTCGCGGCGCATACTTACGGCAAAGTGTTGATTGTTGCCCCGCTGTGCGTAGCCCACCAGACCGTCAAAGAAGCTAAAAAATTCGGCATGCATATCCAATATTGCCGATCACAAACCGAAGTGACGGGAAACATCGTAATCACGAATTACGAGATGCTGCACGCATTTGACGTTTCAACATTCAGCGGCGTTGTTTTGGATGAATCTTCAATTTTGAAAAGCTACATGGGGAAGACTAAGCAGGCATTGATTACAGCTTGCGAAGATGTCCCATACCGACTGGCTTGCACTGCAACACCTTCGCCTAACGATTACCTAGAGCTGGGCAACCACGCTGCATTTTTGGGAATCATGCCATCTAACGAGATGATCATGCGTTTTTTCCAAAATGACACGATGGAAGCTGGCGCGTATGTACTTCGCCCACATGCCGCCACTAAGTTTTGGGAGTGGTGCGCAACGTGGAGCGTTTGCCTATCAAACCCAGCTGACTTGGGATATGACGGCACAGCGTACATCCTGCCTGCTTTGCGTCAACAGTTCGTTGAAGTATCTACCGAAGGACTTCCGCCTGCTGAAGGTGAGCTATTCCGCACAGTGACTATCAATGCAACCAGCGTGCATAAAGAAGGCCGATTGACGATTGAGCGCCGAGCTGCTGAAGTTGCCAAGCTGGTTAACGCAAGCACTGAGCCTTGGTTAGTCTGGTGCAACACGAATTATGAAGCTGACGCACTAAAAGGATTGATTGCAGACGCGATTGACATGCGTGGCTCTGACAGTATCGAAAAGAAAGAAAAGAGCCTTGAGGGGTTTATTGATGGTTCAATTCGTGTATTGATCACAAAACCGTCGCTTGCTGGAATGGGCTTGAATTTGCAACACTGCCGAAACATGGCATTCGTTGGTTTGTCCTACTCTTACGAGGACTATTACCAAGCGATTCGACGCTGCTACCGTTTTGGCCAAAAGCAGGAAGTGAATTGCTACGTTATGGCCGCTGACTCTGAGCGCTCTATTTTGTCGATTATTCAGGATAAAGAAGCAAAGCACAACGTAATGAAAACCGAGATGGTCAAGGCAATCTCAATATTTTACAAAAAGGCAACCGAAATGAACGACACTCCATATTTTGAAACCAAAGAAGGCAAAAACTGGATTTTGCACCATGGCGACTGTGTTCACGTTGCCAAGATGATTGATTCTGACTCTATCGGGTTCAGCGTGTACAGCCCACCATTCTCGAATCTTTACATTTATTCGGACTCTGAATATGACATGGGCAATAGCTCGGACGATGGCCAATTTATGCACCATTACGCATACTTGGCCGAAGAGCTGCATCGGATTACAAAGCCTGGCCGCTTGACTGCTATTCATTGCAAGGATTTGCCAATGTACAAAGGCCGCGACGGAGCTGCAGGCCTGCGCGACTTTCCTGGCGAGATCATTAAGATGTATGAATCTAAGGGCTGGCAGTATCACAGCCGAGTAACAATCTGGAAAGATCCAGTTATTGAAATGCAGCGCACTAAAAACCACGGGCTGCTTTACAAACAACTCTGCAAAGACTCAAGCGCATCGCGTCAGGGCATGGCTGACTACATCATCGTGATGCGCAAGTGGGCTGACGAAGATAAGTGGGACGCTGTAACTCGTGGAGGTGAGCGATTCTTTGATTATGTTGGTAGCAGCTACAACGCACCACAGTCAAAAGATTGGGGCCGCGCTCGGACTGAGGAAGAAAAGACTCGCCTTTACTCAATTTCAGTATGGCAGCGTTACGCATCCCCAGTTTGGTTTGACATTGATCAAACTGACGTTTTGAACTACAAGCTGGCAAAGGAAAAAGACGAAGAGCGCCATATCTGCCCGTTGCAGCTCGATGTGATTGAGCGCTGCGTAGAACTTTGGAGTAATCCCGGCGACTTGGTGTTTTCGCCATTTACCGGAATTGGATCAGAGGGTTACATCAGCCTGAAAAGTAAGCGCAAATTCGTAGGCGCTGAGTTGAAAAAATCCTATTTTGACATCGCTTGCCGGAATCTTGACGAGGCTTCTAAGAGCGACAATCAAAACGATATGTTTGCAGAGTGAACTGCATTATGTGCAACAAGCCACTTGAAAAGGTGGCGTATTGGGTAGCTGGAAGGGCAATAGGCCCAACCTGCTATGCAAAGCGATTCGGCAATTCACCCAAGATATCAAGCAGGGTGACTGCTAATGATCAAGACGATTTATTCACTAATGGAGACACTATGACCAAGACCCTCAAGGCAAAGCGCCTACACGAAAACGCAATCTTGCCAAAGTACCAAACCGCAGGCGCCGCTTGCTTCGATTTGCACGCTGCTACCGTAGCTGGCATGGCCCATATAGGCTCCAACGTCACGCAGGGTTTTCCCGTAACCTGCGGCACGGGTCTAGCCTTTGACATACCTGCAGCCCACGTAATGCTGGTTTTCAGCCGCTCAGGGCATGGATTCAAGCATCAGGTGCGACTCTCTAACTGCGCAGGCGTAATTGACGCTGACTACACCGGGGAAGTGATGGTGCAATTGGTTTGCGACGAACCAGACCACGATATGGGCCACGTGCCGTATTTTGTCAAACCCGGCGACCGCATAGCGCAGGCCATGATTCTCCCGGTCGATCAATGGGTCATCGAGGAAACTAGCGAGCTAAAGGAAACCGAGCGCGGTGATAAGGGGTTTGGAAGTACGGGCACGCAGTCTGATTTATTGTAAAAAATAGCACTACCCCTGAGAAATTTGGGGTAGAATATGCAAATCCTTTGATCGGGATTAACTAGTAGTAGGGTTTCACATGCACACTAGCGGGTTATTACTACCCGTTCGATCAACTTCCGAAAGGATGAGTGTGCAGGTGAAGCCCTTTTTTTTGGGTAAATTTATGGTAATCAAGCAGCAATTAGAAATTGACGTTTTTGTGAATAACGGCGGTGCAATTTCAATATCTCAAACTGATCCATACGACGGCCACGATGGTCCGTTTGTAATTGTCATTCAACCTGAAAATATCAATTTGCTAATCAAGGCCTTAAAAAATGCCAAGAAAAGCATGCAAGAAGATGCTGAAAGCTTTGAATGACAAAAGATGCTCGCATATCAACCGGGCTACCTGGTCACCCAAAGACAAAGAAGCTACTCAGGCGATTGGGGCACGCTGGTCCATTGGCATGCATCTACTTATTTATATGGTCAGCTGCTAATCGAAGCGACGGCGACCTGTCCGGACTATCAAACGAGGATATAGAGCTATCCGTCGATTGGACTGGTGAACATGGTGCGTTTGTATCTGCAATGGTAGACGTTGGTTTTCTGGATGGAGAGGAAAACCAGTTATTCATTCATGATTGGGCAGAGCATAACCCGTGGGCAGCTGGTGCAAAAGATAGGTCAGAAGCATCAAGATTTGCAGCTTTATGCAAGCGATACGGACGCAATGAAGCTGCGAACCGCATGCCAGATTATGCGGACCGCATGCGAACCGCATCCGAACCGCACACGGACCGCATGCGAGGCGGATGCGAGGCGGATGCCCCGTCTCCGTCTCCGTCTCCGTCTCCAATACCGTTACCGTTACCGTTACCGTTACCAAAGATAGAGAAGACAAAGACAGCACGCGGTTCCCGCTTGCCTGAAAACTTTGAACCTGATTTTGTGTTTGCTGTAGATGCTGGAATTCAAAACACACTCGAAGAGGCTGCGAAGTTTCGGGATTACTGGAATTCACAACCTGGACAAAAAGGCGTAAAGCTCGATTGGGCTGCAACTTGGCGAAACTGGTGCAGGAACGTAAAGCCATCTTCTAAGGTGCAGCAATCAAGCGAAACGCCTTACCAAAGATCAATGCGCGAAAAGTACCAAACCATCGCCCCATCAATAGCGGCACAAAATCCAAACGTGCAACGGATTGACGTAAACACATTTTTTGACACACTTCCCGCTAAAAAACTGGAGATAACGAATGGCTAACATCATTCAATTGGTTGACATTATTTTTAAGAAACTTTCACTGGTTTACGGGCGCGACTTTCTCGGACGGTGGGAAGGTATCGATTTAAGCGACGTAAAGAGCGATTGGGCGCACGAACTGAGTGGGTATGAGGGTAACCCCGCAGCAATCAAATACGCGCTTCAAAACCTGCCAAACAAAGCGCCGACGGTTTTAGAGTTTCGAGCTATATGCCAACGCGCACCAGACGCGCCTATTGCCGGTCACTTGGACGCGCCAAAAGCAAACCCTGAGATTGTGCGTAAGGCATTGGAGGCTGCACGCGCTGCACTAACCAAGGCGGCAAAATGACCCACTATGAAGCAATCTCAATCCTAGAGCGAGTAAAGGCAGGCGATAAGACCCCAACGCTTAAAGAAATAACAGAGGCGCTAATCCTGACGGGTGACATTGATGGATGAGCTAACCCCCGCTGACCAAGCCCTGGCAAATAAGATCCTAGCGCACTGTAAACACATGGCAACACTTGACCGAGAGTACGCGCTTTACGCGTGGAAACAATACATTGAGGCTCTGCCATGGCTTAGACTTGAAAATATTAAGAAGACACAAACCGATGGAAATAGTGTAAAATAACAAACAGACCCGGCTATCTCGACGGAGAGAAAACAGGACACTTTCACCTGCTGCCGGAAGTCTTATTTGAAAGAGTTTCAGAAAGAAAACAATGCTTACACAAGCAAAACTCAAAGTTTTAGTAGGTTGCGAATATTCAGGGGCCGCGCGTGCCTGCTGGCGGTTGTGCAAATCTATCGATAGTGATTCTGTCATGTTTGGCACGACCACTGGGCTGCCATGGCGCTTGCTATGCCAGCGTAAGTTGTTGAACGTATTTTCCAGCGGTCTGCGCTAGGTGGCAACCTATGAATTCTTGCTTCACGGCCATCAACAATGTCTGTAGGTGTCAGCTTTGGCAGGCCTTTGAGCCATAAACAAGTTGCTTTTGTCTCACCGTGCCCAAACATCAGTAATGGCCCCTCGGAGGCTTAGTAACGGCGTCATCGACACGCCATCCGCGCCTAACAATTCTCTCGTGAAGTCTCTGATACGGGACGCCTGTTCTCTCCGCTAGTTCAACCAATGTCATTTTTACCCCGCAAAACTCCACCACCCTGTTTGTAGTTTTGTTACGTTGCTGTACGGATGGCGTCGCCCATCTGCAATTTTCCTTTCGGTAGTCGCCATTAACATCTATCCTATCTAATGTCGTATTTTTTGGCCTTTGTCCCATTTCAGAAACGAAATTTTGAAAACTTGACAGCCACTCGTCACACACTGAAATTCCTCTTCCACCATATCTTTGATAATCAGGGGTATTCTTGTTGTAACAGCGAGCTTTCATTGTTTCCCAACTCCTATATTCAGGGCTTCTGGATTCCGGCGATGATTGGCCGTGTTTTTTGTTTGCATGACCAGTTTTTGCGGATACCTCTCTTTTTAAGCACCCACAGGACTTTACCGCCCCGCTTTTTACATGCGCCAGAAGTGTAATTTTTTCAGCACCAC